GACGATGCTATGTAGTGTTCGATGATAAAGCCATCAAAGTCATTGAAAAGTACAACCAATCTGTTAATGGCATGACCGAAATCATGAGCGATGGTGAACGCATTATCAGCATTTTCAAGACAGCAGATAGAAGTACATTCTTACACGAAATGGGCCATGTATTCTTTGATGATATACAAAAACTAGCATCTATGGACAATGCACCTAAACAATTACTTGATGATTGGAACACACTCAAAGAGTGGAGCGGTTGGGTTGATGGTGAAAATGTAGACAACACCAAGGCACACGAGAAATTCGCACGAGGTTGGGAAAGCTACTTACGAAGCGGTGAAGCACCAACAAAAGGACTACAACGTGTGTTCCGTCAATTCTCTAAATGGCTAACTCGTATTTATCGTAGTGTTCAACGATTAGGCGGTGAAGTACCATCTGACATTAAAGATATAATGGCACGTATGATAGCTACACAAGATGATATTGAAAACTATGCACACGAGCAAGCATTAGAGCAATTTGAAAATACAAAATTGTATCAACAGTTGAGCGAAACCGAACAAGCACGAGTGCAAGGATACATTGCTGATATTAAAGAAAAAGCTAAAGAACGTGTAATGCGTAAGTACATGAAAGAGTTAGACAATCGACCTATTAAAGAATGGGAAGATGTAAAATACGATGTACAAGTTGCAATAGAAAAACGATTAATCGAAGAATATCCTATCTATAAAGAACATCAACGATATATGGCATTGGGTGATGGTGCGTTGGAAAATACTCAATATCGAACTATTGAGGGGTTAGAAAAGGCGGAACGTGAGGAAGCTGGCAGTACTTACGATGAAGCAGTAGCACAGGAAATGGAAAACGCTAGAAATGAGTTTGTTAACGATCCTAACGCAGGCAAATCTAACCAAGAAATAGCCGAAGAAATGCTACTATCCAATCAAGGCCAAATGGAACTTACACAAGAAGAGGCACGCTTGATTAAGGCACATACCAATAAGGAACTAGCTAAAAACTGGGTATTATTGGATAAGTTGCAAAAGCTAGATGTAAATAGTGAAAACCTAGATGCAGAACTAGCACCGATTGAACAAGAACTAACTAAAGAACAATTGCTACGAAAGGACAAAGCAAAAGTTGATAAAGAGTTAGGAAGTGTTTCAAAAGAATTAGATAAAGCCAATGATGAAATCGATAACCTAAAAGCACAGCAGGAGCAAATACAAGAACAAGCTAGAGAACGTGAACTTGATTTGAAAGATAAAAATAACGAATTATCTAAACGCTTAACAGCGATCACGAATAGACTTGATAAAGTGCTAGAGCAAAAAGAACGCTTGCAAGAGCGCATGCAAGAACGCATGGACAATAAAGCATTATCTAATGAAGAGCGAATTGAAAAGCTAATGGATGCGTTACAAGAACGTATTGATGCTGTTCGTGCAATCCGTGATGGTGGGTTTGGCACTATTCCTAAATACATGAATAAGGCCCGTGCTGAATTAGGTGATTTGACATTGGCACAAGCGAGCCAATATAAGAAATACCAAAATCAAGCAATCAGAGATGGTAAGAATGCAGATAGAGCATTAGCCGTTAATAAGGTAGAGGAAGCATTAGAGCATAAACAATCTCAAATGATGAATCAAGCAAGGGCTAGAGTGGCATTTGAAAATCAACAACGTATCAAGAAATTACGTACTAAATTGTTAGAACAAAATGCACGCATTACTCGTGCGAAAAACCCTGTAATGCTAGACCCTCAATTGCGGTACTTCTATACTCATATGATGTACCAAATGGGGTTGATTAAGCGTGACGGATTGATGCCTACAGATGGATTTGATGAAACGGTTATTACTAATCGACTTGACCCAGACGCAGGTATAGCAGGATTCAATACATTAATTAGTATGGATGATACTGTAAGCGGTATTTTTAATGCTAAATCACCTCGTACATTCGCTACCTTAACCGTTAATGAATTGAACATGCTCGAAGAATTAATGACTGGCATGTATCAAAACGGACGTAGGGAATATGAGCATAATAGCTTTTTAACCGAAAACGGCAATCCTTTATCTATTGATTATGTAGAACGTGATATCCTTGATAAGGCTATTGAAACATTTGGCGAAGTAGAAGAAAGCACTTTCAACATTGAAAATAGTAAGACTACTAAAAACGCTATATTCAATAAGATGGCCAACTTCGTTGAATCGTTACAACAAATTAAAACCATCTTGCGCCGTTTAGATGGTGGCAAGGGTGGCCCTGCTGAAATGTATATCTACGATACTATTAACCGTGCACGGCAACATTTCAACGAACGTCTTGAAAGTGAAACGATGCGCCTAGCTAAAAACGTAGCATTATATTCTCGTAAGGAACTCTATAAAATCCGTAACGAACGAGGCTATCAAGTAGGGGACGCAAGAAACCTCACTAAAGAGCAAGTTATGGCCCTAGCCTTGAATTGGGGGACAGAACGTAATAGACAACGTGCTATAGAGACCGTAAAAGCCAATGAGGTTGAAATAGAACGACTATTCCAAGACGTACTCGATGATAGAGACTGGGAATTTATTATCCGTGAATGGGAGCAAATCAACTCATTTTATCCAGAACGTAGTGCAGTACAAGAACGCATGACAGGTAATCCATTAAAAAAAGAAGAAGGAATTACATTTAGAATCGGCGGACGTACCATAGAGGGGCAATATTACCCTATAATGTACGACCCTAAGACTAGCGGTAAATCCTCTAATCATGAAATGGAAGATATAGCACAATCATTCATGAGTAGTAATGCTACCTTTGGTTATGGCATGAGTGCTACTAAATCACGTCTTGATAAGGTGAAAGATAAACAATTGTTATTGTCTTTAGATGTAATACCTCGTGCAATTACAGAAAGCATCAATCACATTACGATGCGTGAGGCGGTTACGGATGTAAATACGTTAATTAATCGTAAAGAATTTGCGGACTATATTACAAATAAACTCGGTGCTAGTGAGTACCAATACTTGCGCCAATGGGTACGAGACCAATGGACAACGGAAGTATCTCGGTTAACCGAATTTGACAATATGATGCAAACGATTAAGCGTAATATCTCATCTGCTGTTATGGCAGGCAAGGTAAGTGTAGCTATCCAAAACGTGGCGAATATTCCTGTGGCTATGGAACAATTAGGCGCAGCAAGAGTAATGCGTGCGTTATATCGTGCAGGTGTAGGCGTATATGGCCGAGGTTCTGGACGGTATAACGAAACTCGTGAATTCGTATTAGGAAAATCCGTAATGCTCCGTGAGCGTGTACAAACACTTGATAAGGATATGCGTAGAGGTTTAGAAATCGGTGGTAAAGGATTTACGATTGATGGTAAATCTGTAGGCGGTTACACCATGGAACAATTAGGCGAGGCCCGTGATGCTATTAATAGTTTGGGTTACAGTCTACTTTCTGAAACGGATCTAATGCTTTCCGTTCCGATTTGGAAGGATGTATACGATGTGGAATATTCTAAACTTGTACAAAAAGAGGGTATATCTTTAGAGTGGGCAGACCAACGAGCAATTGAACTAGCTGATAAGGCTATCATTGATATATTTGGTAGTGGTGATATTAAAGACCAAGCAGGCATACAACGTAACAAAGGGACTATCGCTAATTTTGCGACTACGTTCTACACGTATGCTGGCACACTATGGAATATGCAACTTGACGGATTCTATGCATTTAAAGATAGAGGGGATTTCAAGAAATTCGCTCGTGTAATCTTCTATGACCTATTTATGCAAGCTGTAATCATGGTTATATATAATAATCTCTTTGGTAGTGATGATGACGATGACCCTACAAAAGTAGCTAAGTCATTAACTAAAGAATTTGTAAATCAAAGCGTCATGGGCGTACCGTTCGTGCGTGAGGGTATCACACAAGCTATGAATAGAATGTTAGGCGAAAAGGTATACAATCGTGGAACGTCGCCGTTATCCTATGCGGTAATCGATAAAATCGATGATATATTTACTGCTGTGAATAGTAGTAAAAAGGATTGGACGGACGTAGGACGTGCAGGACTACAATTTGCCAATTCTATGACAGGGTTAAGCAATACACTAACCGATGGCGTCATGACAATTGCAAAATACGGTTTAACGGATATAGATGCAGAGCTCGAAGATTTGCTATATTCCGTCATCTTTGATAAACGATTGAAATCTAAGAAAGAAAAACAAAAGGAAAAAAAGCAAAATAAATATTGATAAATAAGGACTACTCAATTATGGGTAGTCCTGTTTAATTAGAAAGGGGAACAAATATGATACCAGAGGTCAATAAACCTAGTGTAGTTTATCAATGTGATGGAGTTAACAAAAAATGGATATGGCCGTATGACTTTTACATGATTGAAGATATAGCCTTAATCATGGTGGATGCAGACGGCACAGAAAGCGTACAAACAGGCAATATCGACTATGACAAAGAAAACAAAACTTTAACATATCCTGCTGATGGTGATCCATTAGACAATACGCACAAGATTATTCTTGAACGTAGAACACCAATTAAACAAGATACAGATTTACCTGATGAGTACCCTTTCCAAAATATCGAACACATGACAGATAAGGTTACATTGATTTTGCAAGAAATGCAGGAGAAAATGAACCGAGCCTTATTAATCCGTGTAGGTAGTGATGAGGATGCAACAACAGTTGCTCGTAAGATTGTAGATACATCGACAAAGGCAGCAAATGATGCTATTAATGCATATGAAAAAATTAAAGCAGAAAGTGATGCTATCAATGCTAATGCAGAAACCATAAAAACGCTAGGCGGTGAAATCACAGAATTAAGCCGTACAGTTGATGATAAACTAGCGACTAGCAATACGGCACTTGATAAATCTAGTGCTAATGTAGTAAAAGCAGAAAAGCTAGTGGCAGATGCAAAAGCATATGCAGGACAAACCACAGTTGATAAGCGTGATATTAATGAGTTGGTGAGCCAAGCACGCACGTTAAAAACCGACATTGATAACAAACAAACATCAATTGCAAGTAACGCAATTAAAGCGACTGATGCGGCGAAACGTGCAGAAGTCGCAGCTAATAAAGCGGAACAAATCGCCTTGCCTAATGGCGGTGGTTTGATTACAAAAACCGAAGCCGATACAAAGTTTGTACCCAAAGATAGCTTGTACGGCATCGTATCCGTTAAAGACTTTGGAGCGGTTGGCGATGGTGTAGCTGATGATACCGCAGCATTTAAACGTGCTAATGACAATCTTAAAAATAAGATATTGTTAATTCCTAATGGCATCTATAAAGTGAATGAACATGTTTCATTTGATACTGTTGATAGTGTTATGGATATGGGTACATACAATAACATCAAGCCATTCTATCCTACTGAAACACCAATGTTAAAAGGTGCATCAAACATCGCCTTTGTTAAAAACATCCAATATGGTGATGAGGTTAACCAATGTCAAGGCTTTACCTACAACGATAAAAAGAATGTGTTTGTGTTAGCATGCATAAATGGTGATGGTACAAAACAAAATCTGTATGAACTCAATCCAGATACATTTGAAATCGTAGGCACATATAAGTTTAGCGACCCTGACAAAATGGGCCATTGTAACACTATGTGCTACAACAAATATACTAATAAGATTTACCTTGCCAATGGTTTGAAGAATGGTAACAACCTATCTGTATTTAACGCTGACACAATGACATTTGAAAAGACCATCACATTGAATGAACGTGTATTTAATATTGGATATGATCCTATCACACGAACTTATGTGAGTATCGTACCTATTAGCGGTCAACAACGCTTGCGTGAAGTCAATTTGTATAACGAAGATTTCAAGAAAATGAAAACGTATCAAATTGACTACCAATATGATGATTTCAACAACAATGGTGCATTAATGCTTAATGGATGCATCATGAGTGCAACGCTCGGTAGTTTGGTAGAATGTACACCATTTGGCACAGTTAAACAGATTATCGAAATTAACAGAACTACTGAAATCGAAGATATAGCATACTGCAACGGCAAATTCTATTTTGCGGTACTAACTGAAAAGCCTAGTAAACGGCATCAAGTAGATATTTATGTAGGTGATCCAAACAGAGATTATCAAAACTCAATCAATACGGCTCGATTGGCAAGCCTGGATTATTTAAAACTCACAGGCGGTAATGTAAGCGGTGCGATTGTACTCAACAATAACATTTTGCTAGAGGGGAAAAAGACAGATGGACATGGTGTGCGTATTGGTAAAGTATCTACATCTGATGCGGTGGAATTGGGAGACCCTAGCGTTCCTGTATATTTGACAGGTACTACATTAAAACACTATGACGGCACGGATAGTAGCACAGTATTAACTACCAAACATTATGACAAGGCTATTTACAGCAAGACTAAAGCGGACGAAGTATTTGTCAAAAAAGATGATGCAGGTTCATTTGGTTTTCCTTATTCTAAATTAGATACCGCAACAGATTGGAATACACTTACAACGCAAGGGTGCTACGAAATCAATTTCGATGGTGGTGCTAATAATCCACCACGTTCGCATAAGCAAGGTATATTGATTGTATTTAACTTTGGAGATGGTAAACTAATCGACCATACGTTGCATACATTAAATGGCGAAACTTATCATCGTACTTTCATGGCTAATAAATGGGGTAGCTGGGGAAGAGTACAAACATCATTGAATAGCCGATTGCAATTATGGAGTGCGACAAGAACAAACGAGGTATACATAGATGGCTAAGTTGGTAGTTAAAATAAAAGGTCAATCCGAGGAGTTTGGATTGACCGATGATGCACGAGATATTGGCGGTAATGATTATCTAACTATATCTAACGGAAACAAAAAACAATACGCACGATTAGGGAATAATGTTACTAAGTTAATCGTTAGAAAAAACAATCAGAAATTCTATGTGCAAAAAGATCCTGTTTATTTTTCTGAGAAAATATTTCCCTATCAAGAATATGGGCAACGCTCGTTCGATGTGTATTTCCCAGTTGGAAATTATCATATCTCTTTATTTGAAAAAAAAATCAGTATATCAACAGCTGGCCTTTATAAAGTAACCACCATTCTGTCTGGAAATTACGCTAGAAATCAAATGAATATGATAATAACAAATGGTAGTGTTGTAATATCTAATTATAAAACTTATGATACAGGAGGCACTGTATCTATAACAAAAATTTAACAGGGAGATTAGTATGATAGAAATCTTTATTCCAATGTTTAACGAGGTGTTTAACGTGAGTGAGGCTGTACGAATTTCATTAGCTATATTCACAACAGTTATTCTTGTGTTTATAGATACAATATTACGAGTGCTAGTTGAAGCAAGGAATTACAACCTAGCAACAAAGAGAGAAGTTACAATCAAAAACACTATACTAGCTATCCTATGGAGAGGTTGGGCGGTAGTAGAAATTGACGGAAAACCTAAACGATTTTTAGTAAGTGGCAAACTACGAGCAGATATGACTAAGAAATTAGTCAAATCCTATCCGTGGCTTTTTTTGTTAGCGTTTATTCTACTCACCTTGCCAGATGTAATAGTACCTGTATTAGGCCGTGTGGATGTATTCCTATGTACATTGCTATATTTGATACCTATATTTATCGAATTGGCAAGTTGCGTAGAGAACATGATAGAACTCGAATTGGTAGAAACGAGGTGGTTTAAACGTGCAATAGGATTGTTTAAACAAGTGATTGATTTCGTTAAATCGGTAAAGGAAGCGATTAAATGAAGATTAACTATGAAGATACGATAACGCTAATTGCCTTGGCTGGTGCGTTAATCATGACTATCTATCTTGAACAAAAAGATTTGGCAAGCGTGATAGTCGGTGTATTGGGTGGTTATATCGGCGGTGCTACAGGTAGTGCCAAGCGTTCCCAGTACACGAAAGAACAAGAAGTAAAAAAGGAAGATACTGGGTGCTAATATTAGCA